CGTCGTCCTCCTGCTGGCGCTCATCCAGCCAGACTTCCGTCCGCGCGCCCGTCTTGCGGTCCGTGTGGTGCCACACTGCTTTCGCCATGACTTGGTACCTCCGGCTAAAAGGACGGGGGCGTGTCAGGCCCCCGCCAATCTCGCCTGTCTGCCCTTGGGGATAGAGCGTTCTGCCTTGTCAGACGAGTCCATTGGCCTGGGCCGAACCCACGCCCAGCAGCAGCGCACCGTAGTCGGAGCCCGTGACGCGCTCGTCCTGGTAGTACTGCACCTCGACACCGTCCACCCGTGCCCGCGTGTCGAACGAGTGCCGGATAGCGGCGAAAGGCTCGCCAAGTTCCGGTGCGGTCCAGCGGAATGAGTAGAGGAACGACGGCACCTCGCGCGAGGCGGCCATCGGCGCGTAGTACATCAGCACGCCGTCCGAGGGGAAGTAGTTCGAGAACGTCGCCGTCTGCCCCTCGTTCATCGGGTTGTAGAACGCCTGCGCGATCAGGAGCCGATCGAGTTCGAGCGCCGCCTGTGCTCCTGCACGCGAGACGTTGTTACCGCCCGCGTAGAGACCCTGGACGAAGTTGCGGAAGTTGTAGTTCCGGCGAGCATAGTTCCATGCCCGATAACCGAACAGCGCGGAGTTCGGCTTCACCGCCGTCTGGCTCTGAATCTGCTCCTGCATCTTCCACAGCATCGAGACCGGATCGCCGGCGCCCGTGCCTGTGCCGCCCGCAGTCCAGGACGAACCGCAGAGGAAGGACGTCGACACGTTCGCCTGAGCGAGCGTGAGTACGCGGCGGTCCCAGTCCAGCGTCAGCTTGTCGGTGAGGTAGCGAATCGCACCACCCTCAAGCTCGAGCTGCCAAGTCGGGTCCATGTTCGCCCGGTCTTCCACCGGGATGTCGTACGCCAGCGCGTAGTTCTTCGCCGCGTACTGGGCCGAGCTGACCGTGCGCGTCACCCGGTTCGCCTGTGATCCACGGCTCCTGTTCGTCTTCTCGATGGCGAACGCCTCGCCGCGGGAGAATACCGGATACGAGTCCGTTTCTTTCTGCACCGGTACGATGGGGGCGATCTGATCAGCGATCATCCCCGGCGGCCGGTAATTGAGAGCGATCTGCGACAGAAGTATGTCGACGTGTAGATCGCGGCCAGTTGAGGAACCCATAGTTTATGTCGTCTCCTGATTGGTTAGTTGCCGCTGTACACGCCGAGATCCGAGAAGTCGATGATCGCCTGGACGAAGTCACCCGAATTGGCGGTCTCGAGGAACCGACCGACGGTCGTGCCGCCCGAGACTGCGTTCGTCAGGAATCCGCCCGAGGCGATAGCGACTGGCCAGCCGAGCGATGCGACTGCCGCACCCGCGACACCCTTCTGCACGCCGGCGAAAGCATACGTCGCATATTCGCCTGAACGAGCTGACGATATGAGGATGCCGATCGCCGGTAGCGGGCTCGCAGTGGAATGCAGCGTCCCGTTCACCGTGATGACCTTGAACCGCGACGACTGGGCGGTGAGATCCGCCTGAGCCTGCACGGTGTAAAGCCACTTAACATTTTCGGTAGTCATGGAAAGAGTTCACTCCTGATTGGGTTAGGCCGCCTTCGGCTCCGCGAGATCCTTCCACGCCTGCGCCAGCTCTGGCCGGGACGACAGGACCGTCTTCGCCGCGTTGAGGAGTTCCTCGTGCGTGAAGGTATGCTTGCCCTGCGAAGTCAGCAGTGCCCTGGCCCGCATCAGCGCTTCGGCATCCGGCGCCATGCCTTCGGGCACGTCGGCGTTCGGATCGCGCAGCGTGAAGATCTCGCGCTTCTGCGCGCGCTTCGGCTTCGGGTTCGGGTTCTCTTTGATGAACTCCTTCACGTCCTCGGCCGTGATCGTGACCACGACTTCGTCGTCCTGGACCTTGTAGACCTTGATGAACCGCTCGCGGGCGGCCGGCAGGATGTCCTCGGCCTTCACCGCAGTTTCGAGTTGATCGATGATCGCCTTGCGGCGCGCGTCGACCTTGTCCTTCTCGACCTGCTTCTGCAGGTCCGTGAGGCGCTGTTTGGTCTGCGAGAAGTCGCTCTTCTCGCGCTTGAGCGCCGAGTTCTCCTCCTCGAGCTGTACCGTGCGACGGCTGAGTTCGGCCACCTGCTGGCTGAGCTCCTTGATCGCGTTGGTGTTGTCTTCGGCCATGTGATTATCACTCCGATGATTTGGTTGAGTTTGCCGGCCGTCATCTCGCGAGAACGTCACACAGGCTTCGCCCTGGAGCCCAGAGCCGCGCGCCATCGTGAGCGCCTCGAGTTCCTTCAGAGTGCCTACGGCCGGCGCCGTCGCACCGAGGAGAGCCACTGCGTCGAGCACCCACGGGATGAAACCCGTATTGGCTTTGACGTTCTTCAGCAGCTCGATGGAAACGAACTTGTAGAGCTTCTTACCGATCGCCTTGTAGACGACGTCGGGAATGTCGGCGATGTCCGCCATGAGTTTCGAGCCCTCGCGGTAGAGTTTGGTAACCCACCCGAGGGCCGGTGAACCGTCTCGCGCGTCCTCGCCCATGTGCCCGAACTTGAGCGGTATACGGCCTGCGAGCTTGAGCGCGTTGAACGAGGAAACGATGCCGTCCAAGTCGTCGTCCGTGAAGGTGAGGCCGTTCCAGGTCCCCGCCTCGAACACCTCTGCGCCTGTGATGCTGTTGCTCATACGTCACCCCATTCGTGAGGCGAGTGCCAGCGCGTCCGTCACCGTGATCGTATGAACGCGCGGCTCTTTCGCCGTCGCGATGACAGCGAGGAGCCAGGCGACGTCGGCCACGCGCACGTGATCGTCAAGTTCGAGACCGGCAATCTCCGCGAGTACCATCGATGCGGTCTCATCGATCGCCTCAACGGGCGACTCGCGTTGGATCTGCCGGATGCGGTCTCGCAACTTCATTTGCCGCGCTTCCCGCCGTGGTAATGAGCCTGGCCGGGAGCCGCACCCTTGGCGCGCGCTATGGCACCAATCACGCCCTCCGGTACGCCCTTGGCACGCAGTTGGGCCGCCCGGCCACCGTGGCCCAACTTGTTCGATTTGCCGTGGTACGTGCCTGTCTTCTTCGTGTCGCCGCTCTGGGCGCGCTTCATCACTTCGACGACCTCGGCATTACGCGCGAGTGTGCCGCAGTCAAATACGGCGTGCGACGCCGCCACCGCGCGCTCGGCGCGGCTCATGCGGCCGGAGTTCGTCTCACAGCCGGCATCGTCGGCGCCATCGTTGTCGTCGGCCATCGGGTTCATCGTGTTCTTCGAGCGTGCGAAATACTCGGCCTCGCCTCCTGGCGGCGGCACGTCAGCGCCTGAAGGGTGAACGATGCGCGACGCGCTGTAGCGCTTGTCGCCGTCGTACTTGGAGGTTGGCGTCGGTCGAACGGGTGGGTTCTTCACTTTCGCTCCTCTGCCGCGGGGCGGCTGCATCATGTTGTCGGTGTGTAGATCATGCCCGGTCGCCGAGCCCATCTTCGCCTTCGCCTTGCCGCGCAAGCGCCCGATGGGTCGCGTATTGCTCGGCACGTCGCGGATCACGGTCGCACCTGGGGTCACGAGCTTCGAGATCGGCGACGGATCGGGGCGCGCCACTGGGCCCATTCCAGCGCCACCTGACTTCGGTTGATACGGCGGGCGCTGGCCGGACGCCGGGTTGATCGTCCCAAGTCCTTGGGCTCGGCCGCCCGTGCCACGGCGACCCGAGGGCTGCGGACTTCCGCCCGAGCCTGGCTGGCGCATGGTGGACGCCGAGCGGCCGAGGCTGCCACGCGGGGCATCGCCCTTGCGCGCGAGCTTCTTGATGTACGGGCTCGGGCGCGGCGCTGGACCGTCGCGGCGCACAACGGGCGATCCAACGACAGGCTGCGTGTTCGGCTTCGGCAGCTGTGGGTACGATGGCGGCCGGATCGGGGTCGGCTTGATGGGCGGCCTCGGCGGAGTCGGGCGAACCGTGGCAAAGCTCGCCGTCTCCTCGCCGACCGCCGGCACGTCCGCGCCGCTCGGGAAGTTCACCGCCGGTCCTGGTCGTGTGTCCATTGCCTTTCGTCCTCTTAGGTTTTCCGTTTGCGTGTGAAGCCAGCCTGCGGCTCTACTGAAGGGTCATCGGATTCGACACCGTCCCAGCCGTCCAGTGTGGTGACTGGTACCAGTACGGAACGGCAGTTGTAATGGTTGGGAGGACGATAGTCGTCCCAGTTCGGGCTATCGTCGGCCCACACCGAACCGTCCAACGCTCGACAGATCTCCGTGGTGCGATCATCCAGGATCGCTGAGTACTCCAGCGCCAGGACGAAATCGGCGAGCGCAGGATCGGTAAACTCCTCATAGCGCGCCTCGTTCAGCGCCTCGAAGTTGTTCGTGCGCACGAGTGTGTTGAGGTACGCCGGCACGTTCGCAGTCCCAACCGCGTCCGCCAGCGCCGCCTCGGTGTCGTCCATCACGTTTTTGCGCGGCTCCTCGGCTTGCGTCGCCTCGAGAGTCGTGAAGCCGGCGCGGATTAGCCGGTTGTAGATGGATGCCGTCACCGCCTCGGGGCGCGCGCCGCTCTTAACCCCGGCCAGCAGCTCCTGCTGGATGATTGAGCGCATGCCGTCGGTCAAGTTCTGCGCCATCCGAAAGCCATTCGCCTCGATGAAGTCGGCCGTTTTCTGCCTCAAGGCCGCGAAGCGCGCGCGGTTCAAGGTCGTCGGCCGCTTGGCGCGCGTCAACTCGCGCCTCGCCTGCTGGACGCC